GACCTGTCTTCTTCGATGTATTCGATTTCCATTGGACTTTTTTTATTTTATTTGGGGTTCGACCTTCCACCTACATCCATCATACCCTATCGCTTGCCTAAGTGCAAGCCTATCTTTTGATACGCTAGAAGCCCTTATTTTCTTACATTCTCGCTCGACTTATCCACGCCTATTCCCTGACGACCTAATTGCCTGTTGTGGTATAATTTCATTATGACCAAAAAAGAGTTTATCGAGGTTTTGCGGAAAGCAGTATCGTTCCGAGCAAAGAAACAAACCGCTCCTTGTCGCTGTATCGGTTGTTCCGCAAAAACACAAAGCCGTCCAAGTACTCCTGCAAATACTTCCGAGAAATAACCTTGTGCGTTCCCGTGATGCTCCGCTTCAAGTGCGACCAGAAACCGTCTATCGTGTTTGAGTGAACATCGCCACGCACATACTCGCCCTTGTGATGGTCTACCTCGTGCCGATTGAAACTCTTTGCGGCGTTATCAAGGCGGTTGGTTGCGTCCGTCATTAGCCGAGTGCCTTTCGGCTCCACGGTTTCGGCAAGGAACTCGCTATGCGTCTTTGCAGTGCTGTCTGGCACGACTTTGAGCCGAGCGTTGCCTTTCCTGTCCACCGCTCCCATAACCACGACTTTCGCCGCAATCGCTTCTTTCTGCTTCTCGTTATTTTTGCCGCTCCTGAAACGGCCGCCGAAATACGCCGTGTCCATTTCCACATCCCCTTGGAGCTTGCCCGACTGCTTCAACGCAGATCGGATGAGGTGCAACATCCTCCATGCCGTCTTGTAGCCCACTTCAAGCTGTCGCTCCATCTCCTTTGCGCTTATTCCGCTCTTGGCGTTCGAGAAAGCGAGGATGGCTTTGAACCATAGCGTAATGGGCGTGTCGCTCTTGTGGAAGATGGTATTAGCGGTTGGGGCTATCTGGTATCGGCACTTGGAGCATTGGAACTGCCTACGCCCCGTTTTGAGGGCATAGCGACCACCGCAGGAACATTCCTTGGTATGCTGTGCGAGGAAGATAAACTCCAAGCACTTCTCGTCTGTGGGGAAGTCCCGTGCCAAACTCCTAATTCCATATCGGTTTATGCGTTTCATTTTAATAGTTCCATTGTTCCGCCATAGCATCGGCAATGCCTTGGAATGTCTTACTGCGCTCTTTCCACCTGTCTGGCCCAGGCGGCAGGTAATGAAGCCGCCCCTGTTTGTTCGCTGGCAGTTTTAGCATTTCTTCTTTTACGTCATTCGTGGCAATCAGCTTTGGAAGTCCTTTGAGCCAAAGGCAGGTGGTTTTCCTTTCGGGATGCCCGAACATATAGGGGTGGATAATCTGATCTGGTTTGCGTATTTTCGTGCTGATAACGCTAACGGGATTTTCAAGACAGATTTTCGGAATGTCGCAGGTAAGCAGGTATCGCACAAACCTCAATGCGGCCGCTTGTTCAACTTGCTTATTTTTGAACCACGCCGCACCACTTACCGCCAAATGAGTGCAGGGAGGATGCGCAATCATCATATCCCAACCATCCTCCAAAACATCCAAAACATTCCCTTGGATATGAGGGCCGGGAATGTCCGTAGGAAGCAGGTCACAGGACACCGCATTATGACCTTTTGCCCGAAACGCCTCCCGCACCACGCCGCTATATTCACACGCTATTAGTATTTTCATACTTCCATTATACTCCTCCTAATTAGGTTGTCAAGGGATACGCATTGACTTATCCACAGGGAACTCCCCATATCGGTTTCTTCGGGTCATCAGTCCCCGCCTTCTCATTTCTTCCTTGTACCCTTTTCCATGCTTCTTCTTCTGGGCTTTTATGCTTTCTTTAGCGGCTTTTATGAAACGGGATTTATTTTTCATTTTCTTTTTTTATTTCGGAAGTTGACCTAGTTCTATGTCGTCGCCGTGCTTTCCCGCTTTTATATGTTCCTGTCGCATTTCTTCGTTTTGAAAATACCACTCGCAATCTCTAACAGGACAAGCGTGATCGAATGATGAGAAATCACCTATCAGTTCTTTGCGCCGGAAAAAAGAAAGAAAAAAGTTTAATATTGTTTTCATTAGAGGGGAGAGAGAAGTTTATGTATTGTTTTAGGAGATCAGACCCTTTTTTTATTTATTTCTCCGGGCAACTGACTCATTTGTCGCTCGCGTTATCCATCGTTGGATTTCTTCCACGGTATCTTCCGCTTCCTTGAAGGACTGGTATTCCTCCGAGGCAAGCCATTCAATCTCCGCATCTGCTCTTGATTTTATACCTTCCAAATGTCGTATTTCCTTGAATTTCCTATTGGCCGTCAATTCTTTTGCCCGCATTTCCCGTTGTGCATCTGCCCACAGAGCTTCTAAGTGAACTCCGACATCCGACCAATCCTCTGCCGCCGGTTGTGGGGAAGAAAGCAAAGAGAAAATTCGTTTTTTGATTTCGGAAAATTCCATCAGAAAGGTTTTTTATCTTCTAGGTGATGAATCGGCAAATCTTCTAGCTTTGGAAGCGAGTTTAACGCTTTCCGATCTTCTACGAGCCAAGAAACTTTTGAATCTATCTCTTTTATCTTTTCGAGGATAAATGGTATCGCCCCATCTTCCTGAGTGCCATTTCCTGCCCCAGAATTGCCCCGTGAGGCGTTTTCTTCATCATCTCCGTGAACTCCTACCACTACTGTAAAATTACCGCTTGTGCGCGTTTCTACGTTCAAGTTCGCTCCCGGCACGAACTTGTGAAAGATGATCTGGTTATCCGAATGAACCCAGACCGTATTTCCATTGGATGTCTTAACTCTGAGATAGGGCTTTCCATCTTTTCCCGTTCCCGGCTTTACTTCTGCAACAGTGAGTTTTGCCATTAGAGTTCTTGATCATAAGTTATCCCCGCGTCATGTTCTGCGCTATCTTTAGCAACTTCTTTGCCCTGCCATTGTTCTGGGCTTATAGGCTTTGAACCGTAAACCTTTCGTGGCTGAGTTTTCGCAGGCAAGGCTTTTGCGCCCGGAGGTTGGGAAGCCACATTACCGTCATCGTCTACTGCTTCGAGGGCAAAGAATGACTGCAATGAGTATCGCCGGAAATAAGTAATCGCTGAACCTGCCTTCTGTGCGTCAGGAGCATCAGGAAGAATAGTTTTTTCACTAATTATCTCACCCGATGATGTGTCCACTAGACGGGTTTCTAGCAAAAGATATGCACCTTCATGAGAGAGTGGCTGGAGTAAAACTAAATCGTATTTAGAAAGCGTCGGCTTCAAAGCTTCGAGTAGTCCATTGATGTCAAAATACATCGAGTGGAAAAACGGGTTAGCTTCGGTCTTTTTGATTTTCCCGACTTCCTCCTGAACTTTCAGGAGTTTCTGATAGATTGATTTATTTTCCATATGTTTTATGACTTGAAATTATCTCGAAAGCCTCGACACAGACTTTGCACGCCTGACCCTGTTCCCGTCCGCAGTCGTGTTCCCACTTCTTTTTGCACGTTCCACAATCGCCATTAAGCATCATTTCTTCCCAATGTTTTTCGTTATAGCAGATCGTGGGTTCTTGAACTTTTATTGTTATTTGATTCATGTTTTTAATGATTCCTTCCCTGCCGATAAACCTATCCAGTCATATCAGCAAGGGAGGAATGGATACGTTTATTCCTGAATATTTGCTCCTTCCAATCCATCCGCCTCTTTTTCTATTCTCGCTAGCTTCTTGCACAGACAGAGGACTACTTCTTCTTGGTCGTACTTTCCTACGGTTATAAATCCTTCGTCATGACATTCTTGACATTCTGCTTCAAGGAATGCTTTTTCTAGTTTTGTCATTTTAGTTTTTTATTAAATGCGACTCTTTGTTTACTGCAACCGTCTTTTAAAGCTCTTTCCTGCGCCGCGACCCTGTTAATCTCCCAGATGGTGACAATGCCCGTGAACTTTGCGGTGAGGTCTGCCAACTCTTTCCACCGCTCCTCCGCAATCAACCGTGCCGTCCTGCTGATATATTCCCGTCCGATGATGCGTTGATCTCTAGCCATTTTTATATCTTGTTTATATCATCTAGTTTTTTAGATATTCTTTTTAGTGATTCAAGATTTTCGCTAAAGTCTACTCCCGCAATCGTGTTATCATTGCCCGCGCCGGGAAGTAACTCACTTGCCAAGATTATTGCCCATTCAAGCGCCGCCTGATACCCTTTGGTTTCTATCTGTGCTTCCGCGCTTTGCCAATTCCTTGCCCGCTCCCTTCGTAATTCTTCCCGAAAAGAAGAAACAAGATGTTCGATGTTTTGTATTTTCATTTGATTATTAATCCAACCACCGCGCCTACGATCATGAACACAAATCCCCAGAACACTGCTTTATTTTGTTTCGACCTGTCTTCTTCGATGTATTCGATTTCCATTGGACTTTTTTTATTTTATTTGGGGTTCGACCTTCCACCTACATCCATCATACCCTATCGCTTGCCCTGATGCAAGCCCTAATGCAAGGCTAAGTTATGCACACCCTTTTATTTTCTTTTTGCCGCCAATTCGTCATATAGGGAAGTGTAAGCAAGCCAGCTATGTTTCGCCGCGCTCGTAAGCTGATCTAATTCGCTTACTTCCCACTGCCAGATTTCATTTGAAAGATTAAATAATTCTTTAGCCGTGCCCTCTCCCCACGTCCGATCTATGAAGATGCCGAACTCGTAAGGTAATCCACCATTGAAGCGATTGTCTTTTTTGCATTGTCCCGCAACGTTTCGGTAATCAAACCGCGTAGCCATGCACTCTCTTCGACGGAAATGCCCGCAATCAAGCTCTCCCATACGTCCACAGGTACAGCATTGTTTATACTGACTTCGTACAAGTAATGAGAGAGCAGTATCAAGTTTTCTGACGGCTTTTTGTTTTTCGCTTTTGCCATGTTTATTGAGTCCAAACTTTCTTTTCATTTCTTTCCTTCTGTATGCGCTCTGGGGATCACGATATTTTTTTATTCGTTAAGGTCAAATAATTTATAGAGGGCATTTAATCCCGCGTCTAATCCTTTTGGTATTTTTTCTTTATCTTTTGAACATATCTGGTGTATTCTCTGGCGCGAAACATTAAATAAATCTGCTATTTCCTTATAGGTACGTCCACTCTCGCGTAACTCAATAATTTCATCGTTTGTTATTTCGATTTTGCGTCGCCCAATCATAAAAAAAGAAAAAAGAGATTATAAAAGAGGGTCAGATTCTTTTTTGGTTTTTTTAACACCAAGTAATTGGATACTGAGTCGGATATACATCCGGTGTAATCGGGTAATGTTGCAACGGACAGACAGTCGCCGGGAAAGAAGTTGAAATAGGTTCTCGCTTTTTTAATTCCGCGATTTCTTTTTCCAACGCTTTGATTTTTAACTCTAAATCTTTTATTTTCATATCTTTATTATACCACTTTTATCATTTAAATAGCAAGAGGGGATTTTTTATTTTTTTATTTCTTTTTTCAATCTCTCAATAGCATCTTCTTCGTTTTTTCCCCTTACGCTTATAGTCCTCAGTCCTCCATCTAATTGCGCCCAAGCTCTCCATGGATATTCCCTTAAAAGATTTTGCGTATCCCAATTCACATATAACGATTTACTTACTTCTTCTATCGTCATCGGCGGCGATAATTCTAAACCCGCAAACTCAGACATATTCTCTATTTCTTTTTGTAATTTTTCGCTAATCATTTTTTTGCCGATTTTTCTAATAACATTTCCGATCTAAGAATCTTGAAGGTAGAATCCGTGGCTTTGAAGTTTTTAACCCGTCCCCGAATTTTCATTCCCTGAATCCCCCACCTCGGTTCCGATTATTTCATAATCGTCCCCTACCCCCTTTTCCGCAAAGTTTGGAGATAGGCGCGGGAAACTATAGCAGTTGGATATGCTATCGAACTATTTAATTGCTATGTTCCGCCGGAAATTTATGGAAACAAAATTGATAACTCCCTGAGCGTAGGATTGATTGGATGTTTTTATTAGGGAGTGCTACGAGAATTAAAATCGCTCTATGCCCTTATGCACAGATTTGCACTCATGGTGTGCGTATTCAATATATTCCGCCTCATCCTTCAATCCTACATTCAAAGAGCTACCAATTAAAAAACCCTTTGACTGGGCTACCCAGCGAAATTAATCGCCTGATAGCACCGTCAAAAGGTTCTCCGATGCTATAACCCAGTCGCAATCTTTCGTGAAGATTACATGAAGATTGTAGCGCACCCGAAAAAATAAGTCAAGGGGGCTAATTCTCAAGCAATACTCCTGTTTCCATATACCAGTTAGCGATGAACTCTGCCCTTACGCTCTGGGCTTTCTTTATCCGCGCTATATATCCTTTTGCTGGATGGATGCGACGATTCGATAACTCCCGCATATGGATCGGGCGGCAGGGGATGCAGTAAAGTTGACTTCCGTGGGAAGGCCAAAAAGGTTTTTTACAACGATTGCATAAAGGATGTTCTCTCATAGGAATACGTTTAAATTATCGCAATACTCATGATAGGTTGTCCACCATCCCACATGACCGTTTCGTATCTGCATCAATGCCCAGTTTGTCGCCCAGATCGGATCGTCAGCCATTTCTTTTGTTACCCACGGATGCGCTCGGAGATAGATTTGCCATAGACCGACACTTTTTCCTATTTTTTCCGGGCCGATCTTATCGGGAACCCACTGGCTTTCGTGGCTTACGATGCAAACGGCTAAATTTGGGTTTATACCGTAGCTTTCCGCGGCCAATGCTACATATTGCCTTAAAATGGGTTCTAAGGGCGTATACGTTAAATTCTGGGCAAGAACGGGCAACGGAAAAAGAAGAAAGATACAAATTAGTAAGGTTTTTATAATATGCTACATCCTGTCACTTAGTAGCCGTCCGTTTTGGGGACTATCCCGGTTGTTACGCGGGGATTAATTAACGACAATTTTATTATACCATATTCAATTTTATGTCCTGTGGATAAAAAAAGGGGCAACCGTTGTGATCGCCCCACCCTCTTAGACCCTATATAAAATAGGATATGGCCACCTTGTTTAGGGTACAAGGTGGAAAACCTACCCGTGGGCTGTTATGCCTCTTCGGGATGCTGGGAAACCTTGCGCTCATACTTCTTCCGTTCGCGCTGAATGAACTGGTAAAGACAATCGCGATTGTGACGATTATGGAAATACCATGTGAACCACAAACCCTTGATCTTGCGGGTGTATGGTGTCAAGATACCCTTTTTCTCGTCACCAGCGCAGACTTCGCAGATTTGTCGTTCCATGTTACCTCCTAGGTTATCATATGATAACCCGTGATTAGTGGATGAGTTTGGAAGGCCCATCATCGCCGCGTGGAGTGCCGACGGGATAAACGCGCCCGATTTTTGCCACGTCGGGCGTAGGGTTGTCGGAGCGAAAGATATAGCAACAAACGGGTGAGTTGTTTTTGCAAATCACTCTCCATTCTTCGTTGAGAGTGTGGCATTGTGGGCATCTTTTCTCTTTCTCCATTTCTCCCTCCTTTGGGCGTTCATGCAGTCCTTACACTTGCTTGAGGTTCCTCCAACGTAATTGGTTTTCCATTTTCGTGGCCAAAAGTTTTGGTAATTCACCTCCAAATATCTTTTACATAGCGGACAGTTCTTAAACCATTTTCCCTCCACGAGTTCCCAGCCATGCTCTAACCTATTATGAGTTAAAGAATCAACGACCATAAGATTCTCTGGACGGTTATCGGATTTATTTCCGTTAATATGGTGTACTTCCTCTAGTTTTGGATCGAGGTATCTACCAATAATCTTTTCCATGACCAAGCGATGTTCGCGGACATATCCACGTTTATCGTGAAATGGATGATCCCATGATTTTATCAGAAGATAACCCAATGCAGGTAAGACGCCGCCTTTCCAACGTGGAACATGATGAGGATTTTGTTTCATATCCTTCACATAGCAATCCCACGAACAATGACTTTTTCTTTTAACTTCCCAGTCGGCACCCTTAACGAATTTATCGCACATTAGACATTTCTTTTTCATAAAAGAATTATAATCTATATGCTACTGGATAGCAACTAGGCTATTAGCGGGTAGGGAGTTTAAGCCCTACCCCTTTCATCATTGTCTTGGAATTGGAGCGACCTGTTCGCCCAAGATACGCCAGCGTTGCTCCCACACTTCCGCGGGGGAAAGTTGTCTAGTGAAGCCACAGTCTTGGCATATTGGATTTGCCTTTAATGTGGCGTGAAAACATTGAGGACAACGTACCTGATCGAGTTTCATGGTACATCCTTCTTCCTTTCCCGTATGTGGATTTTTGCGGCCAATCGCTTGACTTCAAGAAGTTTGTCGGCGGGTGTTCCACCTTTCGCTTCCTCAATAGCGATTTCATTGGTGAGCGTATTGATCTTGAACAACAGCTCGAATTGGTCATAGTCATCGGCATCATTGGTGATAAACCGATATTTTTGACCCTGCGAGGTGAAGTCCACCCATATTTTGCGTGATTGTGCAAAGAGTGCGACCGCCGTGCAGACGGTCACAAGGATAATCCATTTGATAACCGTCTTCATAGTGCCTCATTTCTTTGGGTGTTCGAGTCGCCAGATGACCCACACGACCAGCCAAAACATAATGGCATGGTACGTAGGTGCAGCCAACAACCAGTTAATGGTGGCCATGTGAACCTCCTTGATACAAGATTCCCTTATTGATTTGTAAAAGATCAATTGAGGGTGTTGTGCGCCCTCTGTTTCCCCCAGAAGCCTAGTGTATAAATGTGAGGCTGGGGGAAGCAGAAGGTACTTATTACTTTAAACTTAGCATGAATTTTTCGTGAAGTCTTTGTGGATAAAAATTTGACGAGTGAAACAAAATAGGTTACTATTACGTTGTAGATAAGTGTAGGTGACCCAGAAATCCTACTACACCGCAAGCTACGGTGGGCGCGCCATTATGAGTGGCGCGTTTTTATTATTTTGCAGCTGGAGGAAGGTCTGCGCCCTGCACTGAAGCATTCTGAACGCCCGCGACGTGGAAGTATGAAGCTAATATGGTGAAGATACCATCGAGGATGACTGAGTACTGTGGCGGCACTGACGGAGAGGCCAACTGCCACACATTGTATGCAAAAGTCACAAGCAATGTGTAGAACGTGCGACTCTTAAAAATCGAATAATTCATTTGATTTGATGATTCACGACCTTTGAATATCTGGGAAAGTTTCGATAGCCAGTTGGAAACTTGGTCTATGAGAATCTGTATCTGACTAGGGGTGGCAGTCACGGGCGTTACGTTTGGAGGGAGCGAAGGCGTAGGAGGGATAGGGGTAACGATGCCTTGTAAGGCGAAGTTAATGGGATACCCCGCAACAAGTTCTTTCGGATTGGGCAAATAATGATCGTAAATCCATGCGTTATTGTTTGCGATGCGATAATTCATCACACAGTGTCCCGGTGCTTCAGTCACTCCCGGCGCAGGAGGGGTGACAGAGTTCCAGTTCGATCCCACATTAACACCGATACATAACGGCGCATTCGCAAGAGCATGAATCATATTTTGTATATTCTCTGACCCATTACAGACCCAATGATATTTTATCGCATTTGTGCCACCAATTTTTGATAGAAATAATGAAGCTTTATCTAAAAGTGTCTGGGGAATGGGATTTAGATATTCTCCAATCGGCACATTCACGGGAAGATCAGTATAGGGTAAAGCTCCATATTTCCGAAGCACATCCCATGCGTCTTGGACTGAGTTGCCGTTAAAACCATTTCCTGTTAAAACCTGAATGAATCTTGGAGATGTATGAAAATGTGGATGGCCGTCGATTCCCGTGTCCATATAACCGTTAAGGGTAAACCATTCCATTACGGAGGGGTCTATAAGACCGTTCTGAATTAAATATTCTATTTGTGCATCGAATGATTCTTGCGCGGTAAAAAGTACACAACCGTTAGAATCTCCCCCGACGAGCATCTGTCGTTCAAAAAATTCCACATAGGGTAACCAATCACCCGTTGAGAGAACTGCTTTTAGCGTCACGTTTCCATCGCCCATTAGATAATCCGTGGAACGTGGTTTGATAATTAAATCTTTGTGGTCAGTGTTCATTTTGTTCTTGTCATATAGCCGACGATTATGGGAACGAGGACAATACCGATGATCGCCCATATACAACTTGCAATAGCGATGATCTTTACAATCTTTATCGTTAATCCGTCAATTTTTGTTTCAAACTTTTCATGCGCTTCTTTGTTCTCCGCCGCGATATTGTCTACTTTTTTGTCCACACGGTTAATATCTTCCTTTAAATGGACTAATTCATTATTCCGTATAACTTCTATCTGTTGCTTCAGGAGGGCAATATCGGTATCTTTACTCATTTTCTTTTTCAACATACTTGTTCGCACCGAGTGCATATAGATTTTCTTGACGACCATTGAAATATGCGTGCGCCACAACAATGTGAACGAAGGCCGATTGTTTTAAGGAGTTCGATCCAAAGTTTCTTCATCGGATAATTTTTACCACATAATCTGTTGCGACTGGTGTCAAGGTTACATCGGAACAGACGTTTGTCTGAATCAATCCTGGTGAGAGGAGGAATGAATAGACATCCACCGCTCCTGTTGATCCCAGACTATTCCGTGGCGTGGTAATGAACGCTGTCGTGGAACTCGATACCGATGAATCAACCGTCGTAGTCGCACTATCACAGCCGATGCCCACGATTGCCCCACTAATGACAGGGGTAATAACCGATGATGAGGCACTCGTAAGGGTGACTCCTCCTTTCACCTCAAATGTGGATGAGGGGGCCGCGCTATCCGTATTGATGCCGACAAATCCCGTAGACCCTTGTAAGAACATCTTATTGCTATTGCTCACGCGGAATGAGATGTTATTGTTATTCGGCGCATTGAATATCGTGCCGCCGCCGCCGTCATCAAGGTTGAAGATATAGTTCGTAAGCGATGGCGTCGTTGCATACGTTCCCATCCACATCTGCGGTTCGGCATATGAACCCGCCCCGATGGAACCGATGAGCACATTTGAGGTCACCGGATAATTCAGGTCTTGGGTCTGCAATCCAACAACACTCGATAGGCCACTGCTTGCGTTAATAAGAACGTATCCTCCAGTGAAGGTTGAAGTCTGTGATACCTGTAATGTGCCACTTGCGGTGATAGTCGCGGGGAGAGAAGTCGTACTGATACCTGTTCCAAATCCCGCGCCTCCTGCGAATACGTCACCCGAAAAAGTAGACGTGTTTACAAGGGTAACGGTAAATAATGAATTTCCAATAGCGGTCTGCCCATTCGTATTGGCAGCTTGGATAACCTGTGAGGCATTACTATAGATGTAGTAGCCATTGGCTCCAGTGGATAAAATGATCTTGTTACCATTCATGTTCACCTGTTTCTGAAAAGCGACAAGATTTGGCGCGCCAAGCGTTGTACTAATAGTAGGAATGCCCTGATACCCCGTATAGCAATTGAGAGAAGCATTCGTTACGCACGCCACGGATTGTATTGGCGTGGTACTACTGCTAACGGCGACAACTTCTGGCATTGCATAGACTACGGTGTTTGTTGCATCCGCCGCCGCCGTTGTTCCAAACAATGCACGAGTAACGCTATTGAGTAGTGAGCTAGTGCCATTAGAGGTGAATGATGAATAGTAGACGATTTCGCTTCCCACTAAAGCAAGACCGTTCGCCGTGAGTCCCGTCGTGGTTGATATTTGGATTGAGGTTGATGCCGTACCAATATTTAATGTCGTCGTCGCATTAAGATAATCATTAAATTCTTGATATGAGCTTCCATTAAGGTCAAATTGCGCTGGATAGAAAGAGGGAATATTGATTCCTACAGCACCCGATGTCGCAATACGCATCCCTTCTGTACCATTCGTTTCAAGCAAGAGAGGCTTTACTCCATCGGTATCATATGCGCCTACTCCAACGCCGAATCCCGACAAGAACTTATTAGAATCAATGGTAGGCGTTCCCCCAGAAGGTGAGACATTCTGTCCATAAGAGATTGACCCGGTAAACACCGCGTTACCTGATTGGAAAGAGCCGCCCACTTCAAGAGTGTGGGCAGGATTTACCGTGTTGATGCCAATATTTGTTCCTGACCGGAAAATAGATGACGTGGGGGAGAGTGAGTTAGTTGTCGCCCAATAAGGGAAATAGAACTGGGTTCCTGTAGAGTTAAACGTAGAAGTCGTAAGGACGGCAATTCCATTTATAGTGATCGTTCCCGAAGCGTTGATATTCCCTGAAGTATTTATGTTCGAGAATGTCCACGTATCCGTCGTAGTGCTATACGTTCCCGATGCATAGCCAATAATTGTTCCTGAAGCATTGAACACTGCGATATAGGTCGAGGTAGACGGCCCTACAGTGCCTGATCCACCACTTCCCGAACCTAATCCCCATGTTACGAATCCATTCGCATCGGTAGAAGAAACAATAAGCGATTTACCGGAATTGGTTGAAGAGGTATTACAAATTCCCGTGCCTCCTTGAGGGCCTTGAAGGCATGAAAAAGCATTTGCTGATTCATAAATAAATCCGAATACCGAAAGCGTTATAATAATTGCGGCGATGATTCTCTCTCTCATTTTCCGATTAAGTTAAGCGTTGCCCCATTTGCATAGCTTGTGGGATTGCCTCCCAAAAGAGTAATCGTTTGTACACGCGAAGGATTTCCCGTTACTGTGGTGAAACTAAAATCGCCATTCTGTGAAAAAATACGTCCTCCTCCAAGATATACCTGAAGTTCCGAAACAAGGAGTGGAGTGGTGAGTTTAAACGTAATGTTATTTGATGTGGTGAATGCTGAAGTTCGCGTAGTTCCACCGTGTGCGCCATAGTTCTTTTCTACCTTATTTGCCAGGAAGTTAAGGCGCGTTTCCAAGTCTTCCACATCGGCAGTAGTCAACTTTCTTTTACCCGAAATCTCCACCACTTCTTCGATGATTTCTTTTTTTAGTGAGTCAGTATCAATTATTGCATCTTTACCATCTTTTACCTTTATCTTTTTAAGAATTTTGCCGATTATCTTTTCTTCATCAAAAATCGCATCTTGGCCATGGGTTCCGTCAATACCATCCCTTCCGTTTTTTCCATCAATTCCATCTTTGCCATCCTTCCCGTCAACATAATCTTTTCCCTTAACTGGAGTGTAGCCGTCTTTCGGCGTTATGACTTTTGTTTTCAAATCACTCACCCTCTCTGCGATGTCATGCAAGGCATCGAAGTGGGCAAGATCGGGAGAAATCATAAACTTGCGGTAGTGTGCGGACTTCTCCGTCTCCGAAAGCGGTGAGAAGCGATCAAGAATAGCCAAAAGAGCCTCGAACTTTGCCTGATCGGGGTCGGTTTTGACTTTCTTTCGTGCAATAAGTGCCTGTATCTCTGAAGGAGTCGGCATAGGTTAATTATATAGGTAAATCATGGGGTAAATGGTGGAAGAGAGATAGGACTTACATTCTAGCTAAGGGTATGGTAGGATTGAGGTATGACATTAAAGAGTTTAATTGGATGGTTAGCGGTGATCGGATTTGCCATTTTATGTGGTCCATTCGCATTTATCATTTTAATTATCGCGTGTTTTTATTTCTCTCGGCCTCGTTAATCTTTATTTAGGAGAGTCCAAATGCCTTCCGGCGTTGTTCCGACAGATTTAATCTTATTTTCTAGGGCAGGGTTATTTTGAACGAATTTAATCCAACTATCTTGGGTTTTAAATCGTTGCGATAAATTTTCATATTTGCTTCGTATACCTGATTTTTCTAACATACCTTGAATCTCTTTTATTGCTTGTGCTTCTTTTTGCTGTTGTTCAACATAATCCTGTTGTTCTTTTTGTGAATTGAACGTCTTTACGTCTTTGGTATTCTGGGATATTTTTTCATTCTCTTGATTGGAAAATTCTTGTGCCTCTTTTGGATTTATACCAGAATGGTCAACCGTTGAGGGGCCACCAAATATAGTCTTTGATTCGGGGAGTTTTAATCGAGATTCAGCTATTGAATTATTCTGGGCAATCTGATCGAGTGCCTGTTTTACAATACCAGGAGATTTCGCTTCGGCATCTTCCATCGCCTTACGATAAAACCACGCAGGAATATTTGGGTCAGACATAACACTTACTAATTTATCAGCCGCCATACCCCCTAAAATCTCTCCGGGAATGCCACTTCCCGAACCAGCAACCATTCCAAGAATGCGTGGGAAAAATCGCCCATATGCAGGTGCTTTAAAATTCTTTCCCCTGATTGATTCCAGGAAGTCTTGAGCATCTTGTAATTTTCCGTAATGTTCATTCATTGCTTTCAAAACATCACTTCCGCTCCCTTCGATTGAATCGTTAATTGAATTACGGAGAGATCGGGCAAACACCCTACCTGCGCCTGCTTGCGTCTGTACTTCGGGATCGGACATAGGATGGGCGTAAGAGGCCTTATAGAGTTTAATCTTTGCCGTATCCGCATCTTGAACGGGAATTTTAAAATCACCATTCTCATCGGTGAATCCTTTGGGCGCGAGTTGTGATTTATAGGAATTTAATTCCTTATCCACTTTCGCTAACGCAGATTCCTGCTGACTACCTCCATAGTTCTGTTTGATATTCGCTTTTGCATCGTTTGCAGTAGCATCGAGATTCACATATTCTCCTGTTGACTTAAGAAGGGGTTGGCGCACAGCGTTTTCAGCATCCTGTTTTGTCTGTAAAGTTTTAATGTCATTATCGGGACTTACGGTGCCATCTTCCACGCCGATATTTGGAAGTTCGCGTGAAAGGGTATCAAATACATCGGTATCATATTTATTCGGATTACCAGGGAATGCTTTTTTATATGCTCCTGCGATTTTTGCATACTGTTCATCTACACTCGCATTGCCTCCCGCCATATTTTTAACCGCTCCTTGAATACTTTTCCCCATATCAGAAAACGAGGTTCCCTCAAGAGTGTTTGTAAGAACTTTATTGCCTTGATCTAGTGCGCCACGCCATGCTTCGGGAGTTAAATCTTTTCCGAGAATAGGATATTTCTCAATAAGCGATTGAATAGCACCAGACCCTTTTTCACCAAGATAAGAAATTCCTTTATTTACGAAGTCGGGAGTCAAAGCGGGCAAGACAGCACCTGCTATCTTACCTCCAATAAGTCCCAAGGCAGTATCTCCCGCAATCTGTTCGGGGCTTCCTCCTTCTTCAAGTCCTTGACCCAATCCCATTGCCCCACCCCCGATAGAAGGGGCAGATAAAGTTGCCGCTCCTGCGGCACTTATTCCTCTTCCAGCTCCCACTTCTAATTTTCTTGCTGCGCTTGCCTCAACAGGTAATGGCGCAACGCCAGGAAGCGAAGCAGATTCGATTTGTTTTTGAATATCCGAATCATCGCCCCCAATTTGGGAGATACTTTTTGCCGCATCCGATGCACTCTGAAGAAGACTCGATTTTTTAGCCGGGTCAGTTTCATTATGGGCCATCGTGATAAACCGAGATGCCATATCACTTAATGAAGCAATGGCTTGCTGGTCATGTTGCGTATTTCCTGCGGTCAAAGCTCTCGTTCCCGCTATTGCGGCCTCTTGCCCTGGCATCGCAGCCAAACCTAATCCAGGGAGTGAACTTGGAGAAGTCTGTGTAGTAAAAATATTGGGGTGTTGGGTAATATCTATTCCTGCCGCCGACGCCATATCATTGTACTGACCTGATTTAACGCCTTGAATAAACTTCGTCGCCAAGGGAGATGTAGGATCTTGCTGGGCATTCGTCCATGCCTTATAGAATGTCTGGCCTTGAGGATCAGAAATTTTTCCTGGGTCTACGCCAAAGAATGTCGACTGTGGAGTTGGATTGGTTGGTTGTGGGCTACTGGGTGGCAGCATTTAAGAAATCAGAATTGGTTGCTGGCGTCGAACCAGATGATCCCGTGGCGAGAGAAGAAGCAATCTCATCAGGACTCATGAAACTCGGATCGGTCTTCGGTTGGAATCCCGGCACCATGCTTACGAGAAGCGAGTTTAACTGATCGTTTAAAGCTTTGAATTGTGCATTACCCACAGAAACTGCCGTACCTCCTGCATTCGCGGGATTCCATAGGGAAGGATCAACATTCGGCACAGACACATTACCGACATCAAACTCTTGACCATTGGCGCGTTTTGACTGCGAGAGAGAACTCATAATTGCATAGAGAGAGTCTTTTGAAGAATTATAAGAGGCCATTGCCTGGTTGGTTGCCCCACCATAAAGCGATGAAATGCCCTTTTTAATATCCGCAAACGGCACCGTAAGAACACTTGATGGATTTCCTGATGTCATAAAGTATTTTTGCATGTTTGCTACCTCGGTCTTTGCGGCTTCGAGACTATTCACAATCGAAGCATCAGCAGGAGCTAAAACTGGAATAGAATGACCACGTACCATGTTACCTACGCCCGTTGCTTGATCTTGATTTGAATATCCCGATGGATCGAAGTACGAAAGACCATCGTTGTAACTATGTACGCCAATAGTATTAAGGCCAGTTTTCAAGGCATTCAACGCATCGCCAGTGATCTTATTTCCACTCGAATCAGTATAATCTCCTGTCTTTGGGTCGTAAGTTATATTCCCTGATGGCGCAGACCCATCAGCATTTTTCGGTTGCGTTCCTGAATTATCCCCTGAACTACTAGAACCACCTACATTACCTCCACCAAGTAATGAAGCCGCGCCACCTGCTGCGCTCCCACCACCCCATTCAGCGTTAAATGTTGCCCGTGAAAGTGCTAACTGGCCTGCAGCAATGTTATTGGCGATTTGTTCATCCAAAATCTGCTGTGCATCTATCTTCTGCTTTTCCGTAAGATCGGCTTGACTGATGTAATTCTGAAACGCATCCTGTTTTTCGGTTACGCTCAAATTGGCCGAAGACATAGCATCTTGGAATTGGTTCTGTGCCGCCTGCATCTGATAATTCTGAACAAACTGTGTTTCTGATTGGATTCTGTCTGCAATGCTATTGAGTGTGGAGTTCATAGCCGTCTGGGCATCAATATATTGCTTATTCGCATCCAAGACCATCTGATAATTAGAGGTCTCAAAACTATTTTGCATCTGACTTACTGCTTGTGCCTGCGAAGCCTGGAGACCAGCGAGTTTTACCAATCCATCCGAAACTGCCCGTTGAACTGCCGATGCAGAGTCTACTGGTGAATAGCGTCCATTACGTGCTACTGCTTCTTGTGCACTACCGACAAGTGATGCATTGCTTTGGGTTTGAAGATCGGTGAGGTATCCATATTGTTGAATAGTTGAACTAATGAGATTCTGTTGGGAGGGAGTCAAGAGATTTGAGTTTCCTGAAAGATAATCATTTAACGCACTGATTCCCGCCGTTCCGGCGGTTTGGATTTTGGTAAGTCCTTGGATGATTGCACTATTGATTCCTGAAACGTCCGAGGTACTTCCAGCAGAACTTGCAGGGGCGAAACTAGGAGCTGTAGGGGCAGTAGGAAATCCACTCTCGTTTGTGGCGGAGTTGAGAGGCGTTGCCGTTACTCCTTGTGGAACGGAACTCACCGCATTTCCTTGGGCATCATAATAACTCACCGTTCCACTCGTCGGATCGGTATAGGAAAAATATTGATTGCTTGTCGGTTGAGACTGTTGAGAAGTTGATGCCCCACTCGGCGCGCTCGAACTGGTTGTGGGCGTTGTCGGACTAGGTGGCGTTGTCGGGGTAGGAGGCGTGGTCGGTGCTTGAGAGTTATAATTCTGCACGTTATTCGCTGCGCCTTGTAAGGCAGTTTCGGCTTGAGAAGAATTGACTACGAGTGGTGCGGGATGGGTTGCATCGCCACCACCTAAGACCTGTGTTGATCCGCCAGTTCCTGCAGTTCCCTGCGTTGAATTAGACCAGATCGGATTGCCTTGGCTATCTTTGCCGATATTAGTATACGTCCCCCCACCACTTGAAGCCTGTGCGCCAATAGGAGCGGTGTTAGGCAATCCAGTCGGTGATCCTCCAGTGTTTGCCATTAGAATGAAATATTTTGTGCCACTTCACTTACTCCATTACCCCCGTTCCCGCCAACCGAACCAGTACCAGGATTACCACTACCTCCACTTACCGTTATAGTTCCACTATTTGCCGTGAGAGTGTTATAGAGAATTACTACCGACCCACCGCCGCCTCCCCCACCCGCACCAGCATTATTAGAGGTAGCTGCCGCCCCACCTGATCCAGTTGCGGTAATCGTTCCCGTGAAATTTAGTGATCCACATTCCATATATAATGCTCCTCCACCAGTTCCACCTTTTCCACCAGAATTTCCCGATTGTCCATTACCACCCCCACCCCCTCCTGAACCAGGAATAACAAGTGCGCGCATAAATAATGATGCTTGTTGTGAGTAGTAGGGAGAAACACTTGCCGAAGTAGTACCAGCGTTACCAAAACCTCCAGGGCCACCAGTTATTTGTCCCACCCAATTCCCAAACGCATTTCCTACCGTTCCGTTTGCACCAGAAGACCCAGAACCAGAACCATTTGCACCACCAATAGTGGCAGCACCTGCACCCCCCCCACCTCCACCACCGTTACCCGTATTTGATGCGCCGCCAGCTCCCGCACCACCCGAACCCCCGTCATTCGTAAGGTCAATCATAGTGGTTGTGGCGGAAGTAAGTGTACATGCACCTTGCGACCTAAGGATGATAATTGCGCCCCCAGTCGAAGTGGGAGCATTTAAGAATGATAACGAACTCGTTCCCGTAATAGAGATTGAAGTATAGTTTTTTATCGTAACCGAAGCATTGTTTAAGTTTATAGTTCCCGTTGCCCCACCAGAAAGCGTGAATGCTCCATCTGCACCCGTTCCACCGAATCTACTAAGAGATGAAGAAGAAACCAAAGTACCGCCGACAATTAGTGGCCCATTTACTGTGGTCGTTCCATTGAGTGTTGTTGAGGCAGAAACTAAATTATTAAATGAATAGGTTTGGGTGCTTGAAACAAATGATGGGTCAATCGTTCCACCTCCATTCGTCACCACTATCGAAGTGGTCGCCTGAGATGATGAAGCAGTCAGTAATGGCGTGATGACCAAATCAGCTCCCGTTGAACCCGTTCCTGAAGCGGCAGCGAGTTGAGGTCGCGTGGCTTCCTGAAATATTCCTTTTTGTATAGGAGAACCGTTTACTACCCCCGCGAATGAAGTGGAAGCTAAATTTGCTTGGGTAACAAGATTTTGAGGATTGGCTGAATCAGAGGCATTGGAAAGGTTTGAGGTTGGAACAGTCGAAGAGAAGTTCCACGCACCAGTGATTGTTGTCGTATTGCCCGTGATAGCGAATTGCTGATAAAAACATGCCGTATTTGACAAGACAAAATTCACCCCTCCCGCGTGGGATACGGAAAGTGTGGTAGACCCATTGCAGCCTTGCGTGAGAGGATTGAACGCCAGCCCGCGGACTACCCCAGTCAAAAGTGCTTGGCCATTTGAGAGTTGGGTGATACCACTGAATGAAACTTGTTCTTCACGCTTTGGAGTTCCTGGTTCGATAGTTCCGAAGCCGATTGAGCCAAGATCGGTCATCTGTACAAGTGAGCCGTTGGAATACGCCATTGAAGTCAAAAGAACCGACGTAGCATTATTCGTAATTCCTGAACCAGCGATTTGGAACACTTGAGTCTGAATCGGGCCGAATGAAGCCGAACCCAAACTGGGTGCCTGTGCATGAGGCGCGAAAAATGAAGCTAAAAATAGTACCGTTCCTCCTATAATATGTCCGAAATTTCGTAAAAATGTCATTGTGATAATGCGTCTTCCATAGGCACATCCATAAATTTTTGATCGAGGAGGATGTTGCGGTAATCCATTCTATTATTTATCTTCGGGCAGAAAACGGAGTAATCTATCATTCCAACGTTTTTCTGTTGCCCTCCCCAGTAGTGGGGTTTATGGCAGTTGTAGCAGATGAAACGTAAGATTAAATATTTATCCTTAAGGACATACGCATTATGTTTCTGTTCTAACGCTGTGTCCTCCTGAACTTTCTCAGCAGATTCGATGGCATCCCAGAGCTTCTCTTTCTGGTTTGAACCATCGCCATACCAATGCGTTTTCTTCCCGAAGTCCATTATTTTAACTTGCCCGCTTTTTCTTTCTTAAAGTATTCTGGTTTTGTTGAAGCAATCCGTTCGGGCGAAAAAGCGGCGACAACTTTCTTGTTGCCTTTTTCATGTCTCGTTTTTTCTATTTCCTCCTGTTGAATGATGCGCGTGATTCCGTTAGCCATTTATTTTACTAAATTATACAGTCGACTTTTTTGCTTCTTGGTCAATTTCTGTTTGGCAGTCATATGATAGATTTTCCGTTCACCGAGTTTTGGATGCAGGGTATGAAGACGTTCGTGTTTCAGACTGTCCAGCAATTCTCCGGGGTTCCCAGTGGCTCGCGCCTTCTTCTTATTGATGCGAACCACCTTCTTTTTGGTATCGGTCTCGCCAAATTCTTTTAATTTGTCGTCCCGAATCCACCGATACCCTAGGCTTTTTTTCCTCGCTTTTTATATCCTCCTACTGATCCGACCATCGGGCCGGAACCGTTGGCACCTAATTGGTTTGTCTTATGCTTTTTCGCTCTGCGCTTTGCCATGGAGTTATTGAGGTTCCCTCCAAATGGTGTTCCTTGTAAGTTTGGTTGGAACGTATTCTGACGAACACCCGATAATTTTGATGGCGTGGGATTCCAGTGCGCTAGGCTAGGCTCATCGCCTCCGAATGATTTTTTTTTTACGCTTTTCTTCTTGTGATGAAAGCCTTTGAGTGTCTCCGCAAGTCGTGCGCGTTTGCCTATCTTACCCCCTTTCTTTGCCACTGCCGCCAAACGTCGTGCGGGGATTTTATGACCCTCTTTTACGCCCATTTCTCGGTGCAACGCGCCAGGATGTTTGATTGCTCCTGCGATCCAATTCTTCTCGTGCTTCTTTTCTTTATGGACTTTTTCTTTCTTTGAAGTGTGGATTGCCCCCGAAAGGTTCTTACGGTGCTTCTTTTCCTTTATCCCTTCTTCATGCGAAGCTTCGCGGTTGAATTTGTCGTTATCTTCGCGCTCAACATCTTTCTTGTGATGCTTATGGTGCTTCTCATGCTTTTTCTCTTTCTTTCCATCCTTATCAAGGTTCTTGTGCATCTTGTGATGGCTCATCGAACCACAGGATTTCTCGCATGATTTACACATATGAGACTTATGATTCTTCTTGAAGAGTGCCGCGCCACCGTGCTTTGCTTTGTTTGCATTGAGGGCGGAAATAAGATCACCAGGCTTTGATTTTTCCTTTGAAATTCCTAATTTTTTATAGAGATTCATTTTTTTATTTAATGTTGTTCGGCCTTTAGTTTGTCTTCAGTATAGCGTGTTTTCATGGGGTTAATGGTGGAATATCAAGTTTTAATATCACTCAATTGATCTTCAGAAGTGGTCACATCATAGCCAAATCCAAGGAGTGACCATGACTGGTTCACATCGTTTGATTGGAAGAATGCCTGTTCCTCGAAGAAATTGATATTGATTGAAGTGAAGATATGACGGAATTTAGGCATGTTTTGTACTGAGTCAGTGATAGAACCGATGGGGTTTTTTCCAATAGGCACTTTCCCGATAGAATTATCCGCAAAGGTATAGACAAGGAATGTTTGATTATTTCCTAATATTGAATATGTTTGTAGGCCTGAATAACCTCCGAAATCGTATTTATTCCCCGCCGAAAGGATAGTGTTTGAGGTAATATATCCCTCCACATAAAACTCGGTGAAGTGTTTTCTCTGCGCTCGAAGGCCAAAGTTTTGGTACGAGAAATACGCAATCGCATTAATCGGGTTACCGTTGTCGGTATAAACCACGTTAGGATCAAGGGTATTGTCAATAAAAAGGCGATACGTCTCAGGCACAAAGTTTGAGTGTGCATACAAAGCTCCATTAATGATTGCAAGACGCGAGAAATTAAATGTCTGGGGTGATTCCCACCAGCCACGGGTAAAGTTATAAATTAAAATTTTACTTTCAGCGGGTAAGATAACATAGAGGAAATATTTAAAATATAATCCCCATGCACCTGTCAAGTTATAATTGAGGAAATCATTTTTGATGGAATCGGTGATTGTGATCGCTTCAGGAAGTGCCAAACTCGATTCTACACGTCCTAAATCATCAATCGCGGGTTCATTCGTTACGAACATGACCGAATTTTTTACCTTAAAAATAGCCTCTTGGGTCAATGCTCCCTGTCCTGGAGAAATCTTAAGTGGATTAGTTGAAATGGATTCGTAGAGGATCGTAACCCCTGAAATTACATCTGATGTTTGGGTGCTTGGATTGACCTGTGTACCTGGGCCGAAATAAATATTATAAATCCAATCTGGCCCCGAGAAGACATTCATCTGAGTATCTTGCGGGGCAAAGCCAGTACAGGTCGCGTCTAAATTAATCCCCGAAGACCCCGATCCATCACCAGGGATTCTAGGGGAGGAAGCCGAACAATCGGCATACGCATTTACTTTTGAAAAGAATATCGTCCGCGAGGTTGTGTTACCGTAATAGATATGGTTATTAAGGGAAGCGATAAGGTTAGGATTGAAACTCGAACTCATCCCCGTAATCTGGGAGACAGGCGTTGCCACGGGTAATTGTACAATTGGATCGCCATATTTGATTGTGATTGCCGTTGTGGGATCAGGACTGACGCCCGTGATGGTCTGCGTTCCTTCGCCACCACTATAAGTAAATGACGTATCGTCAATGACTACCGACCGCCCCGTTGTCTGGTTATAAAATCCTAATTGTGTCCAACTCTGCTGGCCTTGCAAGGTAATGCCAGTCGAAGAGGCATAGGTGAATGTACTGATAATCGCCTGGTTGGTCGCCGAGAAAGCGACTTGGTTTGCACTCGTGACCGATGGATTCTGTAACAGTCCCAATAAATGGGAAAGGGTAGTCGCGGGTGTGCCGCCAATTAACACATTCCCTGGGGCAACACCGATGACCAAAACAAACTGTACCTGTACGGCTTGACCATTGATAGTAAAAGTTGCCGTATCACCGTTTGCGGGGTTATTGACCATGGCAAATGTCAGATTACTAAGTGTTGATGTAGAACTGATAGTATTCCCGGCCGTCGTGGTAGACCCTTGAATAAATGGATTCTGGTTATACGTCACTGCATTGATATTTGCGGCAATGCTTGTGTTAAATCCAACATACCGATAGTCGTTGAACACTGACGGTGCGCCAAAAAATGCCGCGAGGTTATTTCTGGTCGTCGTAAGATTGGGAGATCCCGTATTAGGTGCCCAAATTTGCACCGCGGTCGAGCCGATATTAGTATAATTATATCCGATAGCGATTGATCCCGCGCCAAGGCCTGCTTTCCATGGAGCTTGATAGGGGGAAGATACCCACGTCAAGACGATAGTATTCCCGTTAATGACCAACGTGATTGTATCGTTCGCCGCGGGTTGGTTCACAATGAGAATCATACCCACTACCTGACCGTTCACCGTTGTTGAAAGCACTGAGTTACCAGCGGTTGTCGTAGACCCAGTAAATGTCGTTCCCACAGGGCAGACGAAGGTAATCACTTCTCCCGGAGGAAGGGAGGAAAGGAACGGCGACGCCGAGAGAGCTGAAGATGTTGCAGTGGCGAAGTTAGCTTTTGCCCCGTTCCAACGGTAGACGTATCCATCACCATTTACCATCATAAGTTCATCAACCTGTTCGGTCGTATTCCAGTACTCCGCATAGCGGAAGAAATTTGACCCCTGTACCCACGTCTGTACAAGGTTGGTGTCAATCAAAGGCAACCATGAAACATTCCCTTGAGAATCAACATAATTCCATTCTAAGACACCCGAATGCTCCCTCAGATGGTGTTCAAACCCTAAATGGGTCTCCCAGTCATAACTCGACCTGATACCATCCTGTGAATTCGGGTTTGAGGTCGCAGGCCCATAGAGCGAATACCCAGGTCGTGAATAAATAAGCCCAGCCGAGTTAGTCAAAACATTCTGTGAGGGAGATACCAAAAATCCTGGTGGGAGGGCAGTGATGTCTTCTTTAGCCCGATAGCCAAAAAACTGCGCCGTTACCGAATATTTCCCTTTATCAGAATATTTCTCGACGACCTGCGGAATGACAGGGAAGGCTGATTGCGATGACGAAGAAAATGAATCCATGTGTTCATGTTACCAACCTCTCCAACCGACCCATCTACGCCATGACCTTTGTGGCATTTTGTAATACGTATCCTGGGGCTTTTGTGCATCGCTCGGATATTCTTTCGTATACCTATTTAATGCTTTGGTATATTGGTCGGTGAAGTATTCAAGGTCGGTATTCTTTTCAGAGCCGTGTTGCTGTTGCACCGCCTCCATAGCAAGACGGAAGAGGAATAAATTATAGGTATCCGTATCAAGATTGATATAATCCGAATCCGAGGTGGGAACTTCTTTAAATGCATTCGTCGTGCCATCGGAGAAAATATATTTTGAGAAATAGGAAATGTTAAACACCAAACCAAGTCGGTCATAGAGGGCGCAGAGGGCAACCGCATTTTGTGCCGTGCCGTCGTAGGTGAGCGAAAGTTGAAGATAATTAATTGTGGTGATATTCGGGGTTCCAGTCTGTGTAGTCTGTGGCGTCCAAACAAACGACACAAGATTCCACCCATTTTGGAATGCCGTTCCTTGCTGGGTTTGGGTCGTGGTCAGCGTGTAGTAATTCGCCGAACTTGAGCCGATATTGATAGACACTTGAGAGAAATGCGACGCAATGGGCATATAGACCCAGAGGAAAAAAGCAGACTGGCCGTTATAGCCAGTGAGATTGATTGGTCCGATAGTCGAATTGGTGATCGTGGCCGTCTGGGGATTTGCACCCGAAGCAATATTAAATTGTAATGCCGCACCGGCCGTTGAGTCGGCAAAGTTCGTAAAATTCTGAACAAAATTCGAGACATTCGTATTTCCCGTCCAACCTAGCGTCGCATTCACTCCATTCACAAACACCGATGAAGCGGTGAAAGGAGCATTGACCCGAAGTGTCTTGACACCCGAATTAAACTCAATCGTATACATCTCTTCCAAGGAAAATGATTTATTCCGATCAAACTGCTGCCCAAATCGTTGCACATAAATATCCCACCAGAGTCGGTTGACTTGGGGGTAGACATCAATGACTTTTGTGCCTTTTACGTCATTCGGTAATGTGTAATCCCACACCCCTTGATAGATAATGGGAGTATTGGCAACCACTTTTGTTTCCTGCGGATCAAGGTCAAGAAGAAGTTGTGAACCAGCCCGACGATAGACACCATAAATATCACTGATCTGGTTCAGTGTTGTGCCATGCAAAAGCCCCTGCAATTCTTGCGATGCCTGGGAAATTGTGTAGGGGTTTTGTAACATTACGCAGGACTAATAACGCCTTGATTTACCACATCTTGTCGCGCTACCACCACACCGTTCACTACTTCTGATTCAACATCTTTTGCAGTGATAGTAGTAGGGGTAACGGCGTTATTTATATACTTTTTTGTGATTGTAATTTTTTTGTCAGCCATATATTTACGGGAGATTTTGGCAGAAACTCGGTAGTGTACTCGTCGTCACTTCAACTCCCGCAGAGATATATGACCACCACTTTGTTCCATTCGTCACATCAACACGTTGCAGGCAACCAGGAACTGCCTGACTAAATCCTAGCTTTAGTGTTGTGCTTGCCATGCTCACATGAAATTCTGACGTATTAGAGGCGTTACTGAAATCGTACGGATCAATGCCAACTGAAGCAGGCGGCTGGATGATTGCGGTCGAAGTACCACTACCGGAATAGATATTTGGTAATGAATTTACCATTGACCCAAGATAGTCGAGAAGCGTCTTATATTTCGGCAAGAGGTAAGGATTCAAAGCGTCCTGCACGGCGTTTGCCCATTCCTGATGTCCTATTTGGCTCGGATGAACCCCGTCGGCTTGCGACGTGCTCGTGCCTTGTACGATACCAGCCCAGTCATAATATTTATTTATGTCCACATATCCAATGTTCAGTCCATCAGCTGCAAGCGTTTGAGCGATTCCCTGTTCAGCGGTGTTATAAAGTTGTACCACCGAATCATTCGCCCACGTCGAAGTCACGCGAGGATTAGATATGAAATACACGCTCTGATCATTTATGGTGCTCGCATAGAACGTTCCATTGAGTCCACGATTATTGCTTGCCACCATAATGACATCGAGGGGTGCTGCTGACGAATCTGTCTTAGTGACGACAAGCGTGTGTGATCCCTTAGCCAGGCCTCCGAACCTGAACCCTTCGGTAATAACCGAACTCGTCGCGACATATGTTTCATTCGGCACCGTCTGGTTGGTGCTAGATGCGACTTGAACGCCGTCAATCGTCACCGTATATGATGCGAACGTGGATGAGTTCACATACTGCGTCAAGAAATACATGGTAGTACCTGACAATGTGTACGTGGCTGAGGCATTCTGGGTCGTGGTGAAAATTCTCCATCCATTCTGCTGGCCATTCGTATATGTGCTGGTTGCCCAATTGGTAGGTAGTGCGATGCCTTGGCCAAATATCTGGGATCGTGATGTTCCGCGGGCAATTCCAAAAGACATCATACAGTGGACGAAATCAGGATTGACCGTAGAGGTCGGGAGTCCCACCACGTTTGAATGGGAATCATTGGTGCCAAATTCAAAGAATTGCTCGTTCGATGGGCCGTTATTTTCGGCAGCAACGCCATTTGAACCCCCGGGACATGTTGAACCATTTACGCCACCATTTACCCCGGAGGCGAATCCTAAACCATTTTGAATTTTTGCAAAATATCCCTGACCAACACTGAGACCAAAGAAGTTCGTTATGCTATCCCCAATAACACTAAATTGTGACTGTATGGTACTTGGATAGTAATAGAGTGGAGCATTGTTGCCATTATTGTTATAATATTCGCTATTGCCCCAATATACTGGATAGGTTGCAGCTGGTTGGTTCGGTGCGGCGATCGTTCCGATAATTCCTGCAAACATCTGCCCCGTCGTTGCATTCACGCCTGACGGCATTGCAGTCTGTCTCCATGTTGCCACCGACCACGCGGGGCTACCTGCGATGTTCGACGTCGTTGCGTTAAGATTTGAATACGACCATGTATCGGATGCACTATTATATGTTCCCGAAGCATAGCTTCCGACAGTACCTGCACCCGTTGAAACAACTACCTGTCCCGAAACAAGCGCAGTGGATGTGGTAATTGAACCCGATCCGCCACCCGATGAGGTAGGATTTACAATGCTTGCCCGTGCCGATTGGTCAACTATAAACATCGCCATAACTATAATGGCTATCGAAAGAGATATATAAAATACTTTTTTCATTTTATAGTTAGATTTTTATAGTTATTATCTTTCGACTATGCCGATAGTGGTTGAACTAGTTCCCGAAATACATGATATTTTACCCGTATAAATGGCTACCCCGTCAAAGGTGATTGCACCTCCGTTGCCCGCGAGCCACCAGCCACCACCATAAGTAAGTCCAGTCGTCGTTGAATTGGGAAAGCAGGAAACACCATTTGATCCACTATCCACGATAGAAACATAGACGCGATTTGCATTAGAATCTAAAATTGCCAATGTTCCTGATGCGGTTATTACCGTGCTTGTCTGTAATGTTATTTGATCGAATGAATCTCTAACAGAGTTCGATGAACCTAACACTGGCGATGTCGAGTGGTAGGCCATAAACCCTACGATAAACGCCCCGATAAGGGAGAGCAGTGTGAGGATTTTATTTTTATATTGTTTCATTGTTTTTGTTCTCCCGCATCTTATAGCTGATCTCTCCCATAAAAAGATCAGACTAAGTGCAGGAGGTTAGTGGAACATATTACCAAACATCAGAACCATCGATGAGGAACTGTTATCCCAGTATCCGCTGACCTGTAATGTACTCGTGGCAAGGAGTGATACCTGGCTTGCGGTGCATAATACACCTCCCGCGTAGGTATCCGTGCCAACGCCCTGCGTTTCGCATCGGAATGCCATACCTGCTCCCGCAACGATGTTGATCGTATTCGTCGAATCGTTGGTGATAAGATTATTATTCCATGAGCCGAATGACGCTCCTGAACCGCACAGTGCCCACGTCGAGGTAGCAGATGGCAGAGTTGCCGTCGCTACCGCAGTCGTGTTTGCCCACAGTTCGTTGGTCGTTCCACAGAACTGTGCGGCGGTGAGTGCCGTTGAAGTGCTGAATGGGCCATTAAATCCTGCGGCACCATTGATTACTTCGTTCGTCACTACCGTGCCGCCCGGAGCCAAGACGTCAACGCCCCCTGCGACGCCGACCGTCAGGATGTTTCCCGTGGAAACGAAGGAGAGAACCTGTGTGGTCGTGGAGTTGTCCGATGAAGTGAAAGCATAGCCCACTTTCGTTGTTACTCCCGATCCTGCGAAGTTCGTCCACTTCGATGCGATAGCACCGAGGTTTGTCACTGCGTTCGACATCCCTGATTCGATACTTACGATGTTTGCCGAGTTAGACAGACCAACCATTAGGCCTGCTAAACCCAGAATGAGTCCAGCTCCCAGAAGAACTTTTTGTATTGTGTTCATTAGGTTGGTTTTGTTAGGTTAGCCTGTCGAGCCCACAGCACCGGCGTAGTCAACCACATACGTCTCTTCTCTGAAGTACGCCTGATAGTTGTACGTCCTGTTCTGCGACACCCACCATGGAGTCAAATAGGTTTTGACGCCCTGACGGATAAGTCTGCGAACACCATGTTTCTTGGCGAGCAAAAACCATGCGGTGTCAGAACCCGTACCATCGGGAACTGCCGAGCCGAGCCACGGACTCATCATGACGATAAGGCCAAGTTCGGAACGGTAGAAGTTGATCGCGTTATTCGCGTTGTCTGAAACCAATGCGGACTGCGTTTCTTCGATTGCCACCTTGAACAAGGGCGGAGGAACCAAGAGAATCGCCGCTGTGTTGGAACGGATGACGCCTTTCTGGTCTACTTGGTTGATTAACGTGTACGTAGCCACGTTCAAGTTATCTGACGTCACCCCGCCTGTTACCACGTTAGAAGTCGTACCACCACCAATCAACACGTGGGCCGAGTTGATGAACGATACGCCGTCAGCCGTGAGTGCCGGGGTCGTTGCGCCGCTGAATGCGTTTCTGAAGACCTTGAAGGAATTATAATCCTGCGTCAGTCTTGCTTTCTCTCCGAAATCAGCCACCGTCTCCGACCACACATTGTGCATGTTGTCGTCGAAGAAGTTTGCCGAAAGAGGAATCGAAGAACCGAAGTCAGCGACATAGGTCGTCAACTTGTTGCGTACTGCTGGGGTCTGCGCGGGGAGGACGGTTGATTCACCGATCTTCGGGAAGAGTCCTGAACCTGCGAACACCATTTCAATGTAGGCAGCTTGCGCGGTGTCTCTTGGAATGAAGAGTTGTTCCGTGCGTGCTGTTGCTTTTGATGCCAATCCTTCAATGGCGTCGAACTCCTGATAGAAGACGGAATTGAGTTCTATCTGTACGACGTCGAAGTCAAGGGCATCGGATAATGTTGGGGTCATGTGTTATGCGAGATAAGCTGCGCCTGCGCGAATCGAAAATGCGACCTTTCCTGGATAACTTGCCAGACTAAGATTTTCGATGACGAGACCGTTTGTTGAACCATCTGAAGCGTTGATCTTGAACACTTGTGACGAATTTTGCATCGTCACCCGTGCGCCAACCAATGCGTTATACAATGCCTGCGTTGCCCACGTTGCCGCGGTAACAGGGTTTGCCAAGAATACGTCGCCGTTCAGGAAATCTGCTACTTCGATATTTCCCGCTGCCGTTGACGTTTCCGTGGACGTTCCTGCGCTACCTGGCGTTCCTGCCGCGATACCTACCCAATAATTCGTTGCTACCACCGGGGTGCCGTTCGCTGCAGTGATGACGTACTGGTTGCCCAGCGTCTTCTGTACGGGTTCACCCGCATTGATCGCTGGAGGCGTACCGCCCGAAGTGACCTGATGCGACTTCGTACCGCGAAGTCCCGGATGGAAATAGGTTATATCTCCTTTACTCATTTGTAGGGTGGCAAAGGAGTTGTTAATTACGACGTTACATCCTTGTGCCTGCCCGCGCTCGCTGCTTGTCTTCAAGTTCCTTGACCATCGCGTCTGTCCAACCTTTTTCCGTTTTTAACTTAGTGATAAGTTCAGCGGAAAGAGGGGAGTTCTGTGGAGGAGTGGCATCTTTCGATTCCGCTCCGGGAACTACTGGCGTTACGCCTGCTTTTGAGCGATTGGCAGTGCGTAATTCCTTGTTTTCGTGGGCGAGTTGTTTAATCAATTCGTCCTGCTTTTTTGCAAGGTCGCCTTCTTTCGTTTTGAGATATTCTTCGCGTGCGATGGCACGGATTCTATCCTCTTCGGCCTGCAAATCCTCATCGGAGAGCTTGCCTTTTGCCTTCAATAACCCTGTTTTATAATTGTTGCGCTCATCGCGCGTCTTAGCCAATTCTTCCTGGGTTTCAAGAAGAATATCGGCCATATCCTTCTCCTGTTGAGTGGCGGCCTCCTCAACTTTTTGTTCAACCGCTTTTTCCTCTGCCATAGTTTTTATTAAACCGAATCCCGAACGCCATCGGTCATGGCACTATGTTTATTAAAATAAGCGCTTTCGAGGCGCTCATAAAGTCCCATGATGGAGTGAAGCGCGAACTCCTATCTCATCACGGAGACTTTATGAAAGTCCCCAATTCGCGCTTCATACCGTCATCATACCCTATTATTTTCCTATACGTGGTGGAATACTCCCCCCTGGCTTCCGTTGGGGAATCCTCTGTTGGCTTGCCTGTCTTATAAGATTAACTATTGCCAATTGTTCCTGAAGGTTATAAAGCATCCATTTGCCTCCTTTGGCCTTTTCGCCTTCATTTGCAGTACCAGGTTGAGTGAACACCAACTGCTGAGCCTGAAACTTGAGTGTTTCTTGAAATACCGACCAAATCTGCATATTGACCAACTGATCGCATTCCACTGATAGGTTCCATAACTCGTTATCAGTCATTAACTTTCCACCTAAATAAAACTGATTATCTTTAGCGAGGAAAATCTGTTCTGCCTCGATAGGATTTAGGAAGACCTCTTTGGAAACAGCGATGGGTTTCATGGAATAAGTATTTTATTCTCCAATTCTCCTAAAAATTCCTTGAGAGGCACCTTAGAAAACTTCTTATCCATCCCTTCGTTCACCATTCCCTTGAGCGTTGCGAGAAGTGCAATGGCATCGGACACTTTCTCATCCTTCAAGACGTCAAGAATCTTCTGGTAGCGTGGTTTTCCCCCTGTCGCTTGGGCTAAATCCTTATCATACTCAGATATTTTGGCCTGAAAGAGCTTAGCGCGTACGGTATTCTCCACTGCCTGGGCTAACGTATTCGCCATGATAATACCATCCAATGTGTTTTCTGATTCGCTGAAAAGGATCGGGAGGATTAGGTCTTTAACTTTTTTCTTTCTTAGGTCGGCCTCTTTTTTTTGACGCTCCTGTTCTTGGTGCATCATCATTGCTTGCGGGTCTTGCGGAATGTGCGTCCGTTTCTCGAAGGGGTTCTTCATGGAGTATGGGTTCGTTTTCGACCTTTATGATCGCGACGGCAACGGCGAAGAGTTCATAGACATCCGTTATCTCATACATGCCCGTGAAACTCTGTAAAGCCTTCACATTGAACTTGGTATATAACTCTTCACCAGACACGCCGTCCGATACTAGTTTATTGTTCTCTACCGCCCGGCCGCCCGATTTCTTAACATCAAACTTCACCATCAACTTCTGGCGTATGTCTTCTGATTCCTGAAGCCAGCGAATCGAACTAATCATTTCGCGTCAAGCCACATCTGCATGAGTCCTTCGTGGCTCATTGATTTATAATCAACCGCTTCACCTGTCTTCTTTTCGATCTCTTCCGCCAACGCCCTACGTCCGGGATTTGGATACCAACCGAGTGTCGGATGTTCTGCCCAGAGATAACCTTTGGCGTATTGATCGTCCGTCAGTCCTGCGTTCCACTTTTCTGGGTCAGTTGCGGCTTCTGTCTGATACCCGGCATCCTTAAGTGCAAAACAGAGGCGATGCGTCTCACTAGGATAGATAATGTCGGCCATTTATTTTTTTTTGGTTTCGAGCAATTCCATAATCTCAAATAAGAGTTCAATGATAATGCTCTCTTTGTTATCGCTCGCGCCGAGATTGACGCGAGCTTTCAATTTTTCCTTTCGATCTTTTGTCATTACTGTGTGGCAGTTGTGGTATCGGTAGATACTGGGGTTGAGTTAACAGGTGCTGGGGCAGGCGCAGGAGTCGGCGTTGCAACGGTCGGTTGATTGCCGAGCGCCAAGAGTGCCGTTGCAAAGATGACTTCATTTGAAGTATCGCCGTTCGCTACGATGTCCTGTAACTGGGAAATGATATTAGGTGACATATTATATGTTTTCTTTAATTTTTTCTACGAGGTTAATAAACGCCTCAATCGTTTCGACCTTAAATGAGCTTACCGTAGATTTAGCAATATTAAAAGCCTTACCGAACTTTAAATCTTCATTGATAGTTGGAACAAATGTAACTGATGGTTTTCCATCATGAGAAATAGAAACGCTTTGTAATTCCTTTGAACGATTATTATTAAATGGTAATGGCCCCGTAGGGATTTCCGTTGTCACTTCCGAATTGCCTATGGAAGCGTTCATGGGAACTGTCGGTAACCCTTGTCCTTCATTCACAAAATGAGTTGTCTCTTCCGCGGTCGTGATCGTGGTAGCCATAGACACTGGCGGCATGATCGGTTTTGTCGCTTTCGCAATATCCGACATATCACCACCAATCACATCAAGTGGGGCGATCGGTTTAATCTTTATTGGTTTCGCGCTTTCACTCATTGGGATAATCTATATTTTCTTCAACAACGAATTTTATGGGTTCGTTCTTTATACCTAAATTATGATGCCAATGGATGCGTTTGTCTAGTGGACACTTACAAGGAGCAGACCACATGTTTGGCGCGATGGCAAGATAGAATCCTTTTTCGGTCTTAAAGATATGCGTCTCGAATTTATCCATGGAGTAAAATATCGTCTTCATGCACCACGGCATAATGCTTGTCATCAATATCAAACCCTTTTCCGTCAGCATATTTACGGAACATTACTTTTGCCCCAATTTGTAACAAGTCACTTACTTCTTGTCCCTTGCTTACAATGACGCCTTTATAGCTTCGCGTAGTCTCTTGCGCCAAAACAATGCCCGATTTAGTCGTATTCTCTGCCTGTTCGATCTCCAAAAGGATGTTTTTACCGTATGCTTCCATTATTTAATTCCCATGGGCATCCCTGCGGGGATTTTATTCGGCTGAGGGGTTGGCGTGGCCATGCCATTTGGCGTAGGTTGAGGAGATTTACCCATTTGCGGCTGCATCTGTGGCATTGGCTGGCCTGGAGTCGCTTTCTTCGGCATATATTTGTCGGGATTGTGTGAAGATTCAGGGAACGCGCCAAAGAGGAAGTCTCTTGTCACCGCGTCCATTGCTTCAGGGTCTTGCTGGATTCTCGGATTTTGAATCGCTTGATCGTAAATCTGCAACTTAAACGCCCGTTCGGTCTCTTCGGACAGAGGATTCAACACATCAGGGCTTGCTACTATCGCATACTTAAGTTCCCGGAATAGCGATGGATTCACACGGCTTAACTTGGTCGTTGATTTAAGTCCTCCTTGCATTTTAAGCGTCTCAAGAGAGAGTTTCAGTAAGTCTTCGTCAGAAATATTTTCATTCGGCAATCCCGAATCAAACACAATGCGGTGATGTTTTTGTTTGCCCGATCCTTTCTGCTGTACGATGAAGGTCTTGTAGATAAGTTTTGAGTCTCCCGTAATGCCTGTTGCCTCGCCAATCGTCAAATACTGTAAAATATCCGACACCATTAGACGTCCCATCTGTTTCACCATATCCCCAATCATTGCCGTAAAGAGTCCTAAGAGAATTGCTTGCTCCTGTTCTTTAATCGCCATTTCGTAGGCGGTGATTCTATGCGAACCCAATTCCAACTGTGGTGCAGAATCATCGAGCGACTCTTGGACAGTCTGAATGACCTCTAAACCGTCTTTGATGCCTGCCACCCTAAGCGGATCAATCTTGCCGTTATTCGGCTGACTCGTTGAAATGGAAGCACCAGGGATGATGACGGAACTAGGGATGTTTTCTCCTGTCGTATTCAAGAGTGGTGGCATGATACTCAGATAGGTTCCATCCACGATCATCGGATAGAGTGTGTTGATGATGTTCGCATCCTGCTGGGTCTTGAATGCCAAAGATTTGTAATAAAAACACTGGCCTTCATCCATGAACTCAAAGCCCGTCTTGAAGAACGGATACCGTTTGTCCTGTCGGGGATTGGGGTTGTTCCACGGCGTCATCAACACTCCGTTTACAATCTTCCATACCGTATTCTTGTTCCTGCGATAGACGGTGACTTCTTCAACCATGTCCTTACGCATGTTCGAGTCATATACTTCGTAGAACATTTGGTTGGCATCATCGAACAGCGTAATCATGCCGGGTCGCACGTACTGGAAGTTCGGGTTGTATGCGTATTCTTCTTTGGCAATATCGTAAAACTTCGCTGTGCGCTTTATCAAATAGCTTTGTTTCTGAATATCATTCTCGTAGAAATTCGAGATATAGAGTTCATCAGCACCGATGATACTTCCCATGAAACCCGATAAGTCTTCATCTTCGTCGGTTTCTTCGGTAATGCCTCCGTTTCCATCAGGAACAAACGCCGTCCGCTGGGTTTCGTGATAGCCGAGCTCTCCGATGGCCACCGGAGACCAGAGAGCCGTGAGAATCAGCTTCAGAGAAAAGAACGGATAATTAATTTGTTCTCCAAACCATTGATATAAGTCTCTCATCACCATGGCCGCATCCTCCTGTGCTTCAGATTGTTCATTCCATGCGAATACCTTAGGGAAGATAGTCCTTGCACAGATATGCGCTGCAATAGAGATACACTTATTTCTTACCACAGGTGTCATGGCGTTCGACTTCCAGCTTTCCGTGTTATCTCCAAGCGGCGGATCGCCGTTATTCGGCTGATAGGTATTGAATGCCATCTGGTCTACTTGCATGCGCGTAAAAACCGAAAGATCATTAAACTCCCTTCGTGGTGTCCGCATGACCACATCCGCATCAGCGTACATCTTTCTCGCTTGGGCCAAGACCTGTTGATCTTGTGGGGTCGGATTATAGCTTGAGACAATCGGGTCTACTCCTGATAAAACCCAGCGATCAATGATTTGTCCATCGGAACCGACATCCAATGTGTCTTTTCTCTGCGTAAATTCGGCCTTCATCTTTGGAAGGCCTGACTTTTTATCCTTGACTGGTGTCAATCGGTAGTTCGCTAATCCCATTCGTATACGCTAATTATGCGTATTCGGACGGTCAAAGGCAATTCCACCATTGAACTCTGGCGGGTTCTGCGGATAGACAGGCTGTCCCCATCCTTGTGCGTTGCCGACTTGGAATGATTCAATCGGTGATTCTCTGAGAGGTGAATTCTGTGGATTTATTCTCCTGCCGTAGGTATGTGAGGATGCTTTGGGAATATTAATCTGCGCCCGTGGATTACTGATGGTCGTTTCAGACATCATCAAAGCATACCGCATTGCATCAAGCGCATCGTCATGCTCTTTGAGAGGTAATTCGTCTCTATCGCTTCCTTCTTTCTTCTCTTGATAGCTATAGGTCTCAAACTCGCTAATAAGTTCTAGAAATTCTTTATGAATGAAAAGCCGATTTTGTTTTAATAATTCTCTAACGATGTTAATACCCGAAATAACGCTATCTTTTCCCTTATTTACCTCGCGGATATTCACTCCTTTTCTTCGTAATGTTTCAATAGCAGAAGCATTCTCAGGATCAGGATAGACTTTTTGGAATGATTTTCCAGCAATATAATCTCCTATCTCATCCTCCGTTTTACCCGTGTGATACCATCCCTTCCCTACCCAATATCTCCGCTGGCTGTCTTTCACTATAGGCACAACTGCACAGGGATGAGTAAATCCAAAGTCTACTCCTGCAAGCGTTTCATAGGGAATGATTTGCTGTTCTTCCTTATCGCCATAGAGATGTCTCTCACGGCTAAATTCCTTATATACTAGTCCTTCAGTCTTTCTAAAATCGGCGAGATATTCTTGAGCAAACCGATCTTCAGTCAATTCCTCTCGCGCTTTATCTACCTCTTCCTTGGGAATATGAGGATTGTCATAGGTCGTGAAGTGAAATGATTTGAAGTCTTGATCGGTCGCTTCTAGGTTATAGAGATCGTAGAAATGATTGAATCCTTTTGGCGTTGAAATGAAGAGTGCTTGCCCTTTTCGATCTGAAAGCGTTGGCCTGATAACTTCCTGCCATTGCATCCAAAAATTCCGCATCATTGCCACTTCGTCAAGCACAATGAAGTCAAACGCCTGTCCTCGTAATGTTTCAATTGATTCCCATCCACGCAAAAGATAGATGCTTTCTTTCTTATCCTGTGTCTTTACTCGTATCTCCAACCTTGATTCATTGATATTGACCGCAATGGGTAACAATTCTTTCTTTAACGCCTCCCATGCAATATCACGCGCTTGTTGATAGGTCGGTGCAATATAACATATTCTTGCCTCCCTTGAAAAACCTAAACACTTCATCTCCTCTACTGCGAGTGTAGTCTTTCCTCCTCTTCGGCCTATGTTCACCACCCTAAATCGGTGAAGATCGCTAAGAATTTTGGACTGGGGAGGGGTTAAGAGCATACTTAGAAGCTCCTTCCGAGCTTACATTTACGATGACGATGTTATTATTGATTGCTTCCGATTCATACTTTTTCTTAAGTTTATACGCCATGTCTATGGCTTTAGCCGCATCAGAATGAGGTTGTTCGGTAAACTCGACATGGCTTCCTTCCTTTGCCCCATCAGAAACAATAAAACTCTCTCTCTTATTTAAAAGCTTGTTATGAATTGCCGTTATTTTCTCATCCGAAAGGTTCTTATCAAGCAACTCTTGCCATCCTTTAGTTCTTGTAAGCTTGTTCGTCCTATTCGCTGTCGTAAGAGAGTATTTTGCTTTAATCATAGCATCTTTTATCGTACTACCCCTTACTACCTCCTTAAATGCCTTTCTTTGCCTTATCGTCGCCATTATCTATATTCCCTGATTACTTGAGTTTCGTATGAATAATTTTACTTTTTTTTCGGGGATTTCTTGCCGCTCAATAGTTATAATCTCTCCCCGGTTTCCCCTTACTATCTTTGTTTCAAGGCTTTTTCTTACAATCGCCTCATAACTTCCTATCTGATGATGATACATTGAGAAATGCTTTATCTTTCTCGGTTCCATCGGAATGGCGAACCGTTCCCGCTGCTTTACGATCCCCAAATGGTACAGAATCGTCGTATGGTGGGGTATCTGGCCGTTCCGCTCGAAATGGAGTGCAATGCGATAACATGACCATCCTTCTTGATATAAGGTTCTCATCCTTTCCTTATCTTGGACGGTAAATAGTCTCATTGCATATCCATTATTCTATTCCTTTTCCCTTATTATAACTAGTGGAAAAGATTAATGCAAACTCCTTGTTTTCCTTTCCAGTCGTTGCAGTCACAGTCACATTCCTTTGAACAATAGATATGGTCGTTTTTCTGACAAGGTTCACAAGTCATTTTTTTTATTTTCATTTCTCCAGTCATTTATATAACGCCTAATTTGCTTATGTAAGTCAATAATTGCGCCCATCGTGATTGGCACTTCATCATCCCCCAGATTATCCCACCGTTCGCTTTTGATGTAATGTTGGCCGTTTTTGTAGATGATCTCAAGGACTTTTTCTTCATTTTCTTTGGGGCTGGAGACGCCAGGGATCATTTCTGTCTCCGATATTCCCCCATTATTTTCGGAGTTTCCAGGGCTCGAATAGGTATGCTCGCATTGTCCAGTGTAGTCGTATGAGGGGCAGGAGTGGTTCATGCTTTTAGTGAGAGTTTTGTTGATCGAGAAGATATTTTGCTCGTTTTAATCCGTGAAGATGATTAGATGTAAACTCATCTTTAGTTTTAAATAAATCTATTCTTTCAATCTCTTGATCTAATATGAAAATAAGACTGGCGCGTTCATCTTTCCTTATATCTTCTTCCAGTTTCACCGCTGCTTCAAGCATATCCATTTGTCCACGCCAATAATCACCCCTTTCCCGCTTTGGCGATACTTCGGGAGCGCAAAACGGGCAGCCGCGCGGCCAGTCCCAGATATGTTTACACTTCTTCTTCATGTAATAGGGGGAGATTTAGGACTCTTTTTTATTTTTCTTGGGCGGGCAAAAACCTTGAAAGGTAGCAATCTACTCCGCGCGCCGATTTTATAAATCCCTTTTCGTCTGCCGCGTCCAATTCGTCTAGGGTTATTCCCATAAACTGAGCATATCCAGTCTTTTCCCATTGAACCCGCGAAAAAACTAAAAAAAGATTATCGTTCATTTTACGTAATAGGATTAGTTAGAGAGGAGAGAGCGACCCTTTTAGTTTTTTTGCCGCGCGGGCGATTCCGGCGCGAACTTGGGGATTATTGATGCCGTGGTAGGTGTCCATGACGATTTTAATATCCTCACGCTTTACCTGCTCACGGAGGTCGTGGAATGCTTGGGAGAGCCAGGATTCGATTTCGTCAGCGTCCAATAAATCTGGCATCAAAAATCCGTCAGGAACTTGGTAATCACACTTTTCCCGAAATTCTTTTATCTTTTCCGCTACAAAAGAATCCAAAGAGGGCTTGGACATGTTAAGCAGTATATGGATTGTCGCTTTTATATCGTTTTTCGCACCGTCCGATTTTATCTTCCACGCCTCAAAAGTATGGTCTATTTCTTTTTCCCAATCGAAGGGTTTTGTTTCGCCTGTCGTCAGAGAAGAATCCAAAGAGGGGCGATGGCACTGACATGATTCAGACTTCTTATCGCACCCAATATTCCCATCACAGAACTCGCAACACTTATCCAAAGAGGGGGATGGGGTAGGTCCTTTTTCTTTCATATTATTTTTTTATGATTTTGTTTCAGGGAAAATAGTGCGGAGCGATATTGCGGATTTCCATATCCCTGTTTTTCGTAGTCTTTATCGCTCAACATCACGCGCACATCTACATCCCGCCAGCCCGTTTTCTTTTCGCCCATGCTCGACCCGACGTGATAAGGGATTTCACCAAACGCATCGTACACAAGCTGACCGAACTCCTGCAATTTTAATGATTCTGGCATTCCTACGCTCATTTTCGTGGTGTGTTCTTAACTTAGAGTTCTTTTTTCTTTTTTTATTTCTTCTATGGCCGCGTTCGCATATGCCCATACCTGCCCTACATCCAACCGTTCTACCCAAGCATCAAACTTATCAGGCATATCATCATCTAACACTTGTGGATTCAATCTTGCGAACTGCTCCTGCATATAATTCTCGAAGGTAAAGTTATTCATTTGATTAAGAAGCCAACCACCGCGCCTACGATCATGAACACAAATCCCCAGAACACTGCTTTATTTTGTTTCGACCTGTCTTCTTCGATGTATTCGATTTCCATTGGACT